TAATTATCTTCAATAAAGTCAAATGCTATATCTTCTTTAAATTTTTTCCAATCATCTTTGGTTATAACACCTTTTAGCATTAATTGAGTTTTTAATAGTTGTAAGAATAAATCACTAAATCTTTTTCTTAATCTATCTAAGAATTTCTTAAATTTTACTTCATCTCTAGAAATTTCTGTAGATCTACCTAAATTAAATCCTGACTCTTGTTCTAAACGATTAGCTGGAACGTTAAGTGATTTATAAAGTTTCTTTTGGAAATATACGATGTCATCAATCTGTCCGAGATTTTCTCCTCCTGGGAGTGTCGAAATTTCCGTACCTCTACCACCTTCTCTACGCGGTAAGAAGAAGTCTTCCAACATTGACATATGCTTACGATCATCTTTAATATCTCCAGTACTAGCATCATAAACCAATTTATTTCTATATTGACCCATAATGTTTTTCAAATACTCTTCGGCTTTACCTTTTGGTAAGTTACCGACATCAATATAAAAAATCCTTCTTTCAGGCGCCCTAGAAATTCTGTAAATAACTAGAGAATCTTCCATCATTCTTAACTGATTTACTGGTTTAATAGCTTTATGTAAGAATGATAATATCCTTTTACGGCTTGGGTCTAACATACCTGATGTGCAATATGCTATAGAATCAGGGTGAATTTTTAAAGCCTGACTATTTCCACCCATCTTAGAGTCTTGAAATAAGAAGTATTCTTCTGACTTCTTAATAATATTAGCCCCAGTTTTTGGATCTTTTTCTTCTGTGATCTCTTTAACTTTTCTTAATTTTGTGGGATCAATATATCTTAATTCTTGTATTCCTTTCTTAGGATTTTTTGTATCAATTATGACATGATATGGTAATCTACCATCTACATACCATTTTCTAAAAATATCGTGCGAATACGAATTAAAGTGTAAAAGCGAGATAATATTCTCAAACTCATCTTTAATAGCATTCTTTACTTGATCAGATGCTTCCATTTCATCCATAATAATTTCTATAGGTGCTGATCTATTATCACCTACAATAGCTTCATTAATAATGTCTTCAACGGCTGCATCACATTCTGGGTGTGAAGCAATATCCCTATATTTTAAAATAAGGTCTACTTCATTCTTTGCGGTGTCACCATCAATATCAACATACTGGCCAAAATGACCACCTGAATTAATAACGCCGACGCCATCATCGATTTCGTTTGGAACAAAAGAAGGAAGATCGGGTTCTTTCCCGCCTTTTCTATTGATCTCAAAACCAAAAAGTTCTGCCATTTTTTATTTACCTCAATATTATCGGAGGGGAGACAATCTCCCCTCGTCTAATATTATTTATAACCGTTTTAAGAAGTGGTTCCAGACTCCCAATATTGTACTTGTAACTCAACTGTAAATTCTTCAATCTGATTTTCATTATCGTATGAAAGTTCGATTGTAGAAAGATTAGTTGGGAAACAACCACGCATATCGTAAGTCTTAGTTACTTCGCCTTGCTTATTTAACTGCTCAACAATAATGTCAGCCATATAATCCGTAGGATTACTTTGACCTGTATTATTATTGTGCTCGCTGATACCATTCATCCATCTTTCGAATGCGTTTCTTACTTCAAAACCAGTATCATTAATCACTGTTAATGTAACTGGTTCAAAAGTTCTATCACCAGCTAATTGTAGTTGTCTGCCTCTGAATAATACAGGTACAGGAGCTACAACTGATGAGGGAAACTGAGCACCCTTAATCATGAAAGAAGATAGTTCAACGTCACCTTGAGCATAGCCAGGGAAGTTACATGTTACTTTAAACATGTTAGAACGTGCACCACCTCCGACTAGCTTGGATTTAAAATCATCTACGCCTAAAATTGCCATTTTCTTCTCCTAATTAACTTCCGGCGATTTCTGAGAAATCGACTCCGGTTCTTGTTGCAATAAAGTTAAGTGATATGAAGTTAATAGATCTTGATGGCTTGACAAAGATATCAGCAACAAATCGATTAGCGTCAATTACTTGACCTGTGTTGTTTGTAGTATCACAGACTACTTTAAAGTCTGTCATTCCACGTCTACCCTTCACATCTCTCATGAACGGCTCAATCATATTTCTAAACTGAGCTCTTGTAAATTCATCATTGAATTCGAATAGTTGACCTTGAGCTGCAGTGCTAATAGCCTTTTCTAGTACAATGAATAATCTTCTTACATTAATTCTATCAAATGCGCTTGGCTTGCTTAATAGTGTTTTATCACCAAATAACATAGTACCTTGTCCAGGGAAAGAAACGAGAGGATTAACTCTTGCTTTATAAAGCATGTCTCTATCAGCTTTCTTAGGATTATATGCTAATTTAGTTACACCAAATAGCTGTCCTCTTGTTGATCCTGCGGGTGAGAACCATGCATCTGCAACATTATCTGTATTTGCACAAAGTCCCGCACAAAGACCTGAAGCACCAATCCATCTATATACGTCATTATATTTGTCATAAACGTATACAGCACTAGAATCAGCAGAAGCATATGAAGTTGAAGCTAAACCATCAACCCAACCTTTTACATCAGTTGCAGGTGTGGAAGTTCCGACTGAATCCTCAATTGGAGGTGATACAAATGCCATACAATCTTTTCTTGTGTTACAAATTTGAATAAGCTTATCTGCAATTGATTGTGAACCATTAGCGTCTGCAGCAGCAAATAGTAGATTAACATCTACAGTTTCTGAATCAGCTAAAAAGTCTAATGCTGTTCCAATTTCTCCTGTAGTAGGTTCAGAAGCATAGTCAGAATCAGTACCTAATACCAACAAAGCTTCTATAACAGTATTTTTTGTTGTATAAGTTTTAGTACCGGTAGCATCACTAATCGCATCTCCTGCGTCAGTTAGTCCAGTATTTCCCCCAGGTACTAAGTTAGAATATACATATTTTGAAGTTCTGTTAATCACTTCTTTATAATAGTTTGATGTACCATCTGGGCCTTTAGAATCAGAAGCCTGAGATAAGAATTGGAATGTTTCCAATACAGTACCAGGAACTCCTGTCCATTTGCCACCAATATCGATTACAGCAACATGCATTTCATCAGCGGTTACAGCATGCGGTGATGCTGCAGCAGTTTCTGATGTGCCAGGTGCTGAATCAAAGTTAACAGAATGATCAAGTGCAACACCATTTACTGTTTCTGTCCAAGCACCAAATGCTGTAGCATTAGTACATACATCGACTCTTAAAGAGTTACCTAATTTACCGGGATATCTTGCATGAAATGTTCCGGTAGAAATAGTTTGACCCTCAAAGTCTTCTAAATTGTTAATAATTTGTGCAGTACCATCTGTCGAATTTTTCATCGTAGCAGTAGCTGCTCGTACCACTTTCAACGCATTACCATACTTTAAGAATGATGCTGCAGTTAAAAAGTGTTTTGCCGTGTTAGCGTCCGGTGTTCCAAAGATGCTAGCTAGTTCTGTTTCTGAACCAACCGTAACAACTTCCGATACTGGACCCCAATTAAAAGCTCCCGCAAATCCACCAATACTGGTTGATACTGCAGGTATTACGCCCGTTGCGTCAATTTCATTGACTTGGACGCCTGGTGATACTTGAAATGCCATTTTTTTGTCCTCTCAATTTGAGTTTATTAATAAGTTTTCATAATACGGTTATGTTCAATCAGTTTTATTTATATAAATAAAGATTTAAAGGTGTTCTACTTCAAACCATACATTACCTTCACCGTCACCCTTTCCTTCTTGAGCCGGTTTATTACTTCCATCATTAATAATACCAAAAGGCAATAAGTCATCTTGTATTGCCTTTAATTGTTCTCTATATAACATGTTTTTCATGTCAATATTTGTTATTCCTTGAAATATATCTGTTGTTGTAAACCATCCAAATAGTACTAGATTCATAACTAAGTCATCATGGTTAGGAGCCTGAGCTTCAAATGAATTACCTCTAGCAACAAATGTACACATTTCTGATATAGTTTCAGCATCTACAATGTGCAGTTTTTTCTGCCCAATTAAGTCTTTTAATGTTGAACATCCAATTCTTTTAACTCTTCGAGTCATAGTAGCACCAATTGAATTAGCTTTTACTTGAGACTCTACAAACATATTTTCATATTCTAAATCATAGTATAATCCATTACAAACAACAGCACCCTGATCATTAGATTCTACAATAATATATGCTTCATTATATAGCATTGCGTATTTATAGCACATATCTGGTAATAGCATTGGTGATATATTGTTATCTCTAAAAACACAAACCTGTTTAAATGGATTTACTGATGTATCAATAACGGTAAATGTACTATAATCTTGGCCTCTACCTTTTGCAACATCAACAGTCATTACATATTGATGACCTTCTTTAGCTTTTTCGTATATAAAAAGATTCTCACTAAATGTCATAGCTCTTTGAGACTTTTGTGCTAATAAGTCACTAGCGTCTATTAATGTATTACCTCTTCCATGGAAATTATTACCAAATTCTTGATCAAACTGTAACTCAGAAGTATTAGCTACTGTTTGATCTCTCCAAGCGTCGTCTCTTCCAGGTACATCCCACCAATCTACTCTAAATGCTTTATATTCATTTGTGTATGTAGTAGCACCTTCCCATATCCTATGAAATACATTACCAATACCATTAGCGGTTGAAGTAATGATAACTTTAGTATCTTTACCAGATGATACAACTGGATATGTAGATGTATAAAACTGAGCATCATTTTCAACAAAAGCAAACTCATCTAAGAATAATAGGTTAATGGATAAACCACGAATAGAACTACCAGAAGTAGCAGATGCAATAATCTTAGAATTATTACTAAATTCAATAGATCCTTTATTTAATGCTTTACATCCAGGCTGTAAGAAAAACGGTAGATTCTCTAGCATAAGAGTTATACGAGCTAACATTTCTCTAGCGGTAGCACCTTTATTTGCTAATATTGCAATTGTTTTTTCAGGGTGAAATATTGCAAACCAAAGTAAATAACCAACAGCAGAAATAGATTTACCAGACTGTCGGCAAGCTAATATAATAG